CGATATAAGATCGATATAAGATCGATATAAGATTGCGATATAAGACCAATATAAGACGGCGATATAAGATCGATATAAGATCGGGCTATACGCCCCGGCGCGCCACACCGGCTGCGATTGACCCAACGGACCCGGGCGGATTTACCGGGCTGCGGACTAGCTAGCATCTACCCGGCGCGGATTCGGATCCCGGGGCAAAAAAAGGGGGGACCGAAGTCCCCCGAAAGCGCGAGCGCGACCTAGCGCGCGATTAGTTCATTACCCGTAGGCCGACTCAATATCCCCGCCGCAGTGCGCGCAAATGAGCGCCGGGCCTTCCCAATGGATATCGACTCCCGCAGCGTCCCAGCCGTCCCGCGTCCCGTCCCGAGTCGCACGGCCAATCAGTGCGAAATTTTCCCGCGCGCATTTCGGGCAGAGCACCTCCCCGTCCGTCATCAAAACGAACAGGGGATAACCTCCCGGCCATGCATAGACATTGCGCGCGGCTTCTTTTATCCGCCGAATTGTGTTCGCGTTTCTCATGGCGTCACCAAGCTTTCGAGAGTGATCCCGCCGTTTCCCGGATTTATCGGCTGCGGCATCCGAATGCGCGCGCCCTGCCCGCCGTCCGCGTCCGGATCCTCGCCCAACGCAATGCACGCGGCCAGATAGCGCACACGCTCTGCCCAGTCGCCGTTATAAGTCAATGCAATGTCTTCGGCCGTTGCAATGTCGGGAATCACATAGGCTTCTTTTACATCCCCACGAAAATAGGACCGGACCCGCGCGCGGATATCCCCTTGCCCGTCTCTTATAATGTTTTCAAGATACCACGAGCACCAATATCGGGATTTGGACAGGCAGTCCGCGCCCCATTGTCGAATGACAATAACTTTCACCATGTTTCCATCCTCTTTTTTGGATCGATGCTAGATGCATCCTGCAAGGCCCTGAGAGTGATCCCCCAAGGCCCTGCAAGCTGCGGACTAGGCTGCTAGCGCGTATTGCTGAGTGAGCGCCCGAAGCGCCCGTTGTTTGAGGGCATCCCCTGCGCCCAATTGGGTGGATGCGAAACGCGCACCGCGCGCCCCATCGCCCTCAGTGTCCCGGACTGTAGCGCTATGATCTACATAGTAGGTCACGGCATTTAATAGGCCGTAGGCCGTGCCATCCGCACTGGCAAGCTGAGCGCCCGGCGCTTTACGGTACGCAGTCACAAGCGCGCGCAGATTGTTTTCGGACTTAGTGCTAACCAGCTTGCGGCCTTGTCCGTCGACCTTGCCAATTTCAGCAATGTCTATGTCCAGCAATTCGGCGAAGAATGCGAGCGCCGCCTTATCCGCAACTTTAATGCGCGCCATGGCGTGCCACTGTTCCGAAGTCATTCGATGCTGTTCGCCGACCAACCCGAATGCGCGCGCAAGTCCGGATCGGTCGAATTCGGTCGAATGCTTATTCTTATAGCCGCGCGCGTTCGCGTCAGCATCCGCCATGCGCATGGTATTGGCGCATACCTGCCTAACTGTAGTGGCCACTAGATCAGTGGCGCGTGAGCCGTCAAAGCTGGTTTGCAGCCGGACATAACTATCTACCTTGTCACTACCGGGCATGAGAAAACCATAGTCCGGTCCCAACTTGGCCATGCACCATACAATGCGTCCGTTTCGAACTGCGCCCGCAGTTTCGATCTGTAAACCATTGTCACTCAGGAAGTCTGCAAAGAATTCCATGATCTCGCGGGGCTGATGGACATTGTACCGATTCTCAGAAACCACGCCGAGCGGCGCGCCCGTATCGGAACGGTAGAGAACGCTCTGGTTGTCGAATGACATAGTGCGGCCGTCCGCAGTGTTATAGACGACGGGCGCGCGATTAGCGTTCCAATTGAGTCCGGCCTTGGCCGTGATGGTATCGATGGAATCGCCGGGCATGATGCATTGTCCCAATCCGTGCCACGCGGACTGCGCGCCGCCTACCGCGGCGAAAGCATAGATCCCAGTTGAGTTATCAAGTTCGTGTGCCATGACTTCAAGTCTCCGTGTGTTTAGTGTGTAGCGCCGCCATGTGTGCGGCACACATATAAGATCATGCGCAAGCTGGTTGGTTCAATGCTTTTTGATGTTTTTTTTTGAAAAAGTTTAAACACCAAAAGTCATAAAGCAATGTTATAACATAACATTGGACGCGGGACCCCGCGCAACTTTCAATCTGGCGCGTTATGTACTCCCCCATACCCGGGAGCGCGCAAATCGACGGGGGGGTGGTGGGTCCCATCTGCGGTTTTCACCCCCAACCCCAACGCAACTTTTACTTGCACTACCCCCTTGTGCGCATTTATTCTAGGGTCCCATGCTATATACCGGCGCCGCTCCATTACCCCGTCATACTTACTGTTATGTGCAGCCGCACACCTTTGGCAACGACGACTGGTTGCGGGTGGCGTGGTTTGGGCTTGTAAGCCACCCCGGTCGAACATGGGGGTGTCATGTGATGTTGGAATGCGGGGCAATATATCGCAATGTGCCGCTACACAAATTAGCGCATAAAACCGTAGGGACCCCTTGGGACCCCGCCGACGCACAGACATGGGATTGTTACGGGGCTAATTTCAGTGTTTTGGAGTATCCTTTTTTGGAAGGGGTGCGTATGCGCGCACGATTACGATCCAAAGAAGAGCACATGGGGAATTACTTGTTTACGGCAATCCCGATGTTGGACGGATTTAGTTTAGAACCCGAGCAATCCAAAGAGTTTTATTTTGTTAAACTTGATAACGGGCGTTACACGGCGCAACCCACCAATCACATATTGGTGTTGGACAAGTCATTTGTAACTGAATTTAATTGGCCAAAGTTAAAGAGTCAGACAGAACTATGGAGCGTTGATCATGCCGACAAAGTCTAAGGTAAACGCAGCGGGCAATTACACCAAGCCCGAGATGCGCAAGAAGTTGTTTAATCAAATCAAGGCGTCTGCCACCCAAGGCACCGCCGCAGGGCAATGGAGCGCTCGCAAGGCCCAGCTTCTTGCCAAGAAGTACAAAGAGAAGGGCGGTTCTTACAAGGACTAACCATGAAGTCACCCCAAAAATCGTTGAAAGACTGGACCGCTCAAGAATGGCAAACCAAGTCAGGTAAACCCTCTAGCAAGACGGGCGAGCGGTATCTACCCAAGGCAGCGATTGAGTCTCTTTCGCCGCAAGAATACGCAGCCACGACGCGAGCCAAACAAGAAGGCAAAGCCAAGGGCAAACAGTTTGTAGCGCAGCCCAAGAGCATTGCTAAGAAAACATCGCGTTTTCGGTAATTTGTTCAACTGTAAAAACCCGACACTTTAGATGTAACTCATTGAAAAACTTGGTTTTTTAACTTATGGATAAACCGGCCAAAAAACCGGCCACTTTGGAAGAAAAACTAGCGTCTTTGCCCATTGAAGACTTGGAGGCATTGACATTTCACGCCCGTTGGAGCGGCAAGCGGCATAAGCATCAAGTCCCGCCCAAGGGTAATTGGACAATTTGGTTGTTGTTGGCGGGTCGTGGTGCGGGTAAAACGCGAACCGCAGCAGAGTGGACTTGGTGGAATGCGTATCAGAACGAAAGCACTCGTTGGTTGGTGAGTGCCCCCACGGCAGCGGATGTGCGTGACACATGTTTTGAGGGGGATTCGGGGTTGATTTCAATCATGCCCGAGAAGATTATCAACGAATACAACCGATCTTTGTCTGAAATCATCTTGAAGAACGGGTCTTTGATCAAGGGCATTAGTGCAGAAACCCCCGACCGGCTGCGCGGTGGCCAGTGGCACGGTGCTTGGTGTGATGAATTGGCGTCTTGGCAGTATGACCAAGAGGCTTGGGACATGATCATGTTTGCGCTTCGCTTGGGAAAACACCCTAGGATCGTGGCAACGACAACGCCCAAGCCAAAATCGTTAATTCGTGACTTGGTGGAGCGCGATGGAACAGATGTTCATGTTACCCGGGCATCAACTTACGAAAATATTGCGAACTTAGCCCCCACTTTTCAGGCCCAGTTGCTGAAATTTGAGGGTACAACGCTTGGGCGACAAGAAATCCACGCCGAAGTGCTAAATCCCGAAGAGCAGGGGATCATTAAGCGTGATTGGGTGCAAATTTGGCCTGCTAAGAAAGCGTTACCTATGTTGGAACACATCGTAATGAGCTTGGACACGGCCTTTACGGAGCATACTCGGGACAAAAAGACATCGGATTCAGACCCAAGTGCGTGTGTAGTGTTGGGATTGTTCTACGAAAAAGAAAAACCCAACATCATTTTGCTGGATTGTTGGGAAGATCGCTTGGGAATGCCCGATTTGATCAAGCGGGTCAAGCGCGAAATGGAAGTTTATTACGGCGACGACGACCAAAAGCCCGTAATTAAGCCAATGTTTGGACCATTACGCATGGCTAACACGGGTCGTAAGCCCGATACGATTGTGATTGAGGAAAAAGGCAGCGGAATCAGTCTTCGGCAAATGTTGGCGCGCGAGGGCATCATTGCGCATGCGTATAACCCGGGAAAAGCCAGTAAATTGACCCGTTTGCACATGGTTTCGCATCTTTTTGCAAGCGGTATGATATGGTTTGTAGAATCCGAAAAGCGAAAAGGGCAGGTTCGATCGTGGGCAGAACCGCTTTTGTACCAATTGTGTTCGTTTTCGGGCGAAGGGTCGATTAAGCATGACGATTTGATGGATGCTTGCACACAAGGTTTGAGATTCTTGGCAGATAAGGATATGATTAGTGTGAGCAAGCCTAAGTTGCTTCAAACGCGGTTGATTGTAAATGAGCGCCCAAGGGGAAATCCGTATGGCATCTAGTAATACCAAATATTCCAAAAATTTTTCTCAGAATAAAAAAGTGGTTGCGCCACCTAAAGATTTTTTTATAGATAAAAAAATGCCTTCAATGCCACTAAAAGAAGGTAAGCCTAAAAAAGAAACCAAGCCTAAAGAAGAAATAGAAATTCTGCCCATGTCGCCCGAAGAAAAAAGAATGCTTGATGAAATGGCGAAGAAGCATAAAGAAAGGGTAGACAAGGAAGAAATTGAGAAGTTGACTAGGCGTTACGAACTTAGAACCGCCAAGAAGGGCGGGGTTATTCGCAGCAAAAAGAACAAAAGTTACTTTTCTAACTACTGATTATGAGCATGTCTTCTGAGCCAAATGATTTGGACGAAGCCCGAGAAGATTTGGGCGAAATGTTTGAATTGCCTGAAGAGGCAGCAGATGTTGAAGACACCGAAGACGGCGGTGCTATTGTTCGTTTTGGAGAAGAAGAGACAAAGCCCCAAGGTGAGTCTGAGTTTTACGCCAATTTGGCTGAAACGCTTCCAGAATCGGATATGGACGATGTTGCCCAAGACTTTTTGGAGTTGATTTCAAAAGACAAAGAGGCGCGTAAAAAGCGCGATGAACAATACGAAGAAGGACTACGGCGTACGGGACTTGGAGATGATGCACCGGGCGGCGCTCAATTTCAGGGCGCAAGTCGGGTCGTCCACCCCATGCTTACTGAAGTGTGCGTGGACTTCTCTGCCCGCGCTATTAAAGAGCTTTTCCCGCCCGAAGGACCCGCCAAAGACAGCATCGTAGGGGATGAGACGGCAGAGAAGGTAGCGAAGGCTCAACGCAAGACGCGGTATTTGAATTGGCAGTTGACCCAGCAAATGCCGGAGTTTCGAGCCGAATTGGAACAGCTGCTAACCCAAGTGCCGTTGGGCGGGGCGCAATATCTGAAGTTGACTTATGATTTCAACAAGAAACGCCCGGTGCCTTTGTTCATTGGCATTGATGATGTGTACCTGCCGTATGCGGCAACGAACTTTTATTCGTCAGAACGCAAGACTCATGTCCAGTATGTAACCGAAATTGAGTATTTGCAGCGTATTCGCTCGGGCATGTATCGAGATGTGGACTTAGCCCCGACGACGGCGGATCCGGACATTTCCAAATCCGAAAAAGCCAATAACAAGATTGAGGGCCGAGACGACGGGGCTTACGATGTTGACGGGCTGCGGACGGTGTTTGAGATTTACGCCATTACCAATTTGGAAGAAAAGTACGGATTAGCGCCGTACATCATTTCAATAGACAAGACGAGCGGTAAAGTGCTGTCCATTTACCGTAACTGGCAAGAAAACGACGAAACCTTGGAAGAGATGCAGTGGATCACCGAGTGGCCGTTTGTGCCGTGGCGTGGTGCGTATCCCATTGGCATTCCGCAAATGATCGGCGGTATTTCGGCAGCGGCGACGGGCGCGCTTCGGGCGCTTTTGGATTCAGCGCATATTGCGAACTTCCCGGGCATGTTGAAGCTGAAGGGCGGGCGCGAGGGCGGGCAAAGCGAGCGCATTGACCCAACGGAAGTTAAAGAGATTGAGGGTGGTGCGTTTTCGGACGATATTCGCAAGATTGCGATGCCGTTGCCGTTCAATCAGCCCTCTGAGGTGCTTTTTCGGTTGTTGGGCTTTTTGGTCGAAGCCGGTAAGGGCGTGGTCCGCACAACACTGGAAGACATTGCCGAAAACCAAGCCAACATGCCGGTCGGCACACAATTGGCGCGTATTGAGCAGGGCATGGTGGTGTTTAACGCTATTCATGCGCGTTTGCACGATGCAATGGGCCGCACACTTAAAGTGTTGCATCGCATCAATGCCATGTATTTGGAAAACGACGAGGTCAAAGACGAAACCGGGCAGTTGCTGGTTCGCCGGTCGGACTTTGAAGGCCCGATGGATGTGGTCCCGGTGTCTGACCCAAATATCTTCTCAGAAGCCCAGCGGTTTGCTCAAGTGCAGGCGTTATCCCAACGCGCAATGGCGTTACCGCAAATTTACAATGTTCGCAAAGTTGAAGAGCGGATTCTTCAGCAGTTAAGAATTCCAAACATCAAGGAGTTGTTGATTCCGGCTCCGGAACCCAAGGAACTGAATGCGGTTAACGAGAATGTGGCGGCAACATTGGGTCGTCCCGTATCGGCGTTTCCCGAGCAAGACCACTTGGCGCACATGCAAGTGCATTTGGACTATCTAACAAGCCCGGTGCTGGGGTCTTCGATGTTGATGGCACCGACATTTATGCCCAACATTTTGAATCACATCAAAGAGCACATGGCGTTGTGGTACGCCACCCATGTGTTTGAAGTGGCTTCATCGGCAGCGGATCGAGATATCAGCGAATTCCAAAAGGTCAAAAACACCCAAGTGAAAAAAGGGTTTGACCAGCTTTTGGCCGCAGCCAGTCAGCGAGTGGTTCCCAATGCAGCGCAGGCTTTTGGAGCGATTCCGCAAATTGTTCAACAAGCGATGGGCGCGCTTCAGTAGTTGCAGGGCATGAATGCACCGCAAGACCCGCGTATGGCCGCGCAAATGGCAGAAACGCAACGCAAAGCAGCCGCTGACCAAGCCGCTGTTCAAGTCAAGCAGGCTGAGTTGCAATTGGAACAAGCGAAGATTCAGTTGGATCAAGCGCAAACGCAACAGCGTCAGCAAGACAATGTCCAACGCGAATTGCTCAAACAAGATCGTTTGGATAATCGCCAAGCAGCGGAATTGCAAGTTAAACTGGTTACGAACCGTGAAGATAACGAAACGGCAAAACAAATTGCCGCTATGGAAACAATTACGGGCGAAAAAGTCGGTGTTTCAACAGGCACGGGTATTAACCCCTAAAGGTGATTTATGGAAAAAAAGTACATTAAGCAACACAAGTTGCTTGCAATGGGTGTAAAATTGGACGGTCAAAAGATGACAGGCGGCGGTAAAGCGGGCGCAGACACGGGTTCAAAAGGATCCAAAGGCGACCCTAAAGCAACCGCTGCCATTATTTCAAAGGGTAAGCAAAACGCATGATTGAGCGCATTATTGAAGAGTTGGAGTTGGCCAAAGCTCGCGTTGCCCATGACGCGATGAAACGGCAACTTGAAAACAAGGATGCTGCTTTTGAGTACGGCAAGGCCATTGGCACTTATGCGGGTCTACAGGCAGCGTTGGGTTACATCAACCGTCTTCTTAAAGAGCAAGACGAAGAGGATAACGACGAATATCTATGACTAATTTAACTGAGGCTTTTCCCTGTGTTGAGCCGGGTTTGGTTCCTTTTGGTTCGCGAGTCCTTGTGCAGATTCGCTCGGCGAAGAAAACTTCTGCGGGTGGCATTATTCTGCATACCGAAACTCGTGAGACGGAGATTTGGAATACCCAAATTGCTAAGGTTGTAAAGCTTGGGCCATTGGCCTTCAAGAATCGCAACACGATGGAATCTTGGCCCGAAGGACATTGGTGCAAAGAAGGTGACTTTGTTCGGGTGCCCAAATACGGTGGTGATCGTTGGAAAGTTCCTTACGGCAACGAAGAAGAAGCGTTGTTTGTGATCTTTAACGATTTGGACATCGTGGGCGGTGTTGTGGGCGATCCACTTTCCATCAAAGCGTTTATTTGAGGTGACTTATGGCTGAGAAAGAACAGTTGGCCGAAGAGGATACCAACGAAGAGTATGTGGTAACTGAAACTCCTCCGGAAGATCAAGAAGATGAAACCCTTGAGGCTTCTGGGGAAGACGAGCGTCTTTCTGAATCAGACGAACAAGACGAAGACCCAAAAGGTAAGCGTCAACTTTCGCCCGAAGAGAAGCGTGCGCAGCGTCAAAATCGCAAGTTTCGCCGTCGAGCGGCTATTGAGCACAAGGAACGCGAATTGGCGTTTTTGCGTGCGGAGAATGAAGAATTTAAGCGCCGCTTGTCTAGCGTTGAAAAACAAACCACGCAATTTAGCGTTAGCGCCGTAGATCAGAAGTTGAGCGAAGCGTTGAATGAAGTTCAATTGGCTGAACGCATCATGGCCAAGGCTATTGAGCAAGGTCAGGGTGAAGATGTCACGAAGGCGTTGCAAATTCGCGATCAAGCGTTGGCAAGAGCCAATCAACTTAAAACCGTTAAAGAGCAAGCTGAACGCCCAGCTCCGCAACCCAAGCAAACCAAAGATCCGCGTGTGGCTGCTTTTGCCAAAGAATGGGTTGAAGCCAATAGTTGGTACGATCCGTCCGGCAAAGACGAAGATTCGGCCATCGTCAAAGTTATTGACCAGCGTTTGGCCGCAGAAGGTTTTAACCCGGCTACGGAAGATTATTGGATTGAATTGGACAACCGGGTTGCTCGCAGACTGCCGCATCATTACGAAGAGTCCAAGCAAACTTCTAAACGAGGGGGTCCGCCAGTCGGTGGAAAGCGTGAATATGCTTCACCCAATGCTCGAAAAGAAGTGTATATTAGTCCTGAACGCAAACAGGCACTCATTGATGCGGGCGTTTGGGAAAATCCAGAGTTGCGTAAACGCTATATAAAGCGTTATGCTGAGTACGACCGTAACAATTCTTCTCGCTAAACAAGGGGGCGAGTTAACATGAGTGATGAAAGGCTAAAGAAAGCACTTGGCGAAGGGCGTGAAAACCGGACTGCGTATGATCGCGCAGCAACTGAAAGTCGTGAACTTTCGGACGACACCCGAGTCGAGATGTTTAGACAACAATTTATTCAGGCCGCGTTGCCTGATTTGCCAAAGATTCCGGGTTACCACACTTGCTGGTTGACCACTACAAATCCTAGAGATTCGATTCAGGCGCGCATTCGGCTGGGTTATGAGCCGATCAAGCCCGAAGAAGTTCCGGGTTGGGACTATGTCTCAATTAAGACTGGAGAATGGCAGGGGTTTATTGGTGTCAACGAGATGCTGGCTTTTAAGCTTCCGATGTCGTTGTACAAGCGGTACATGCAGGCGGTGCATTACGATGCACCCAATCAGGAAGAAGAGCGGCTGGTTAGCGCAAACGATGCCATGAAAGAACAGGCAGAACGCGCTGGATCAAAGTTGGTAGAAGGTGAAGGCACATCGGCGATGCGGGATTCCGCCAAGGTACGCGCACCTAGCGAGTGGGCGTAATTGGTATTTTTAATTTTATGAGGTTTTAACACATGCCTTCTACCAGCGCCGCTTTTGGGTTGCGCCCGGCTTTTCATCCTAGCGGGATTATTCGTCCTGTTGCGATGACGATTGAGTCGGGTTACAACGCCAATATTCTTCAATTTCAACCAGTTAAGATCAGCACAACCGGAAATATTCAGGCTGCTGCTGCTAGCGATCCCATTGTGGGCACATTCATGGGTGTTGAGTTTACTGACACCGATGGTCGTCGCCGCGTAAGCAACAAATGGACGGCCTCCACTTCAGGCACCGACATTGTTGCTTATGTCACCACGGATCCGGCAATCGTGTATGAAATCCAAGCCACCAGCTCGGTGAACATCACGGATATCGGCTCTCAGGCAGACTTCGCGAATGTCACTGCGGGCAGCACCACGACCGGCCTTTCTCAGGCTGAACTTGATGTGGCTCAGTTGACCACTTCGGGTAACGAAATCCTTCGTATCGTCAACCTCGCTCCGGATGTTGGCAATGCGTGGGGTGACGCTTATACCATCGTTCAAGTCCAAATCAGCGAGCACCAGTTCGTCGCTGATAGAGCTGCATTCTGAGGAGGACTAGAACATGGCAGTCCCAATGCGTAGTACAGACTTTCGTTCCATCGTTGAACCCATTCTTAATGAGTCCTTTGATGGTGTTTATGACCAGCGCGCTGACGAGTGGAAGCAAGTCTTCGTTCAGCAGCAGGGCATTCCACGCAATTACCACGAAGAGCCGGTGCTCTATGGGTTCGGCGCTGCTCCGGAACTTCCGGACGGCACCCCGGTTACCTATCAGGCAGGCGGTGTACTTTTCTTGGCGCGTTATGTTTACAAGGTTTACGGCCTTGCATTTGCGCTGACTAAAGTGCTTGTGGAAGACGGTGACCACATTCGTATTGGTCAGACCTACGCGAAACATCTCGCGCAGTCGCTGATTGAAACGAAGGAAACGCTCGGCGCAAACATTCTGAACCGTGCGTTTACTGCGGGTCACACTGGTGGCGATGGCGTGACCTTGGTTGCGACCAACCATCCGATTGCCACGGGAACCTTTAGCAATCAGCTCAACACCCCCGCTGCGCTGTCCCAGACCTCGTTGGAGCAACTCCTCATTCAAATCCGCAACGCTGTTGACAACAACGGCAAGCGCATTCGTTTGAACCCGGAGAAGCTCGTGGTGTCCCCGTCCAATGTGTTCCAAGCGGAAACTCTCTTGAAGAGCGTGCTCCGCACCGGAACCGCTGACAACGACATCAACCCGGTGAAGTCGATGGGTCTTCTTGCTGGTGGTCAGGCTAACCTTTCGCGTTTGACTTCGACCACTGCTTGGTGGATCAAGACGGATGCGCCGGAAGGTCTGAAGTTGATGATGCGTCGTGGCCTTGAAAAGAGCATGGAAGGTGACTTTGAAACCGACACCATGCGTTACAAGGCAACGGAGCGTTACGACGTTGGCTTTACCGATCCACGCGCACTTTACGGTACGCCTGGCGTATAAGGGAGAAATAACATGGCTCTGACGAACTTCCCTAATGGGATCACAAGTTTCGGAGTCCCTGTTCTCGGCACTATCGGTGGCTTACCATTTACGGGGAATTACTACTTTGTAGATCCCGTGAATGGTGCCGATGGCAACGAGGGTAGTGTGGAACTTCCCCTTAAAACCCTTTATGGTGCCTTGGCTAAATGTACCGCCGGCAACAACGACGTTGTTGTTCTAATCGGCAATGGTGCAGCCAGTGGTTCTGCTCGTTTATCAACAGCGCTTGCGCAAGAAGTTGATTCAACAGCGACTTCTGGTGTTTTGACTTGGAACAAAAACGCGACTCATTTGATCGGCGTGTGTGCTCCCACACAAATCGCTCAACGTGCGCGTATTGCTCCACCGGCAGGCACCTACACGGTTACCACCTTTGGTAGCTCCACGCAGTTTGTGAATGTCACTGCAAGCGGCTGTTACTTTGCCAACTTCTCAGTCTTCTGTGGATTCTCTACAGGCGGCGCGAGCATGGTGGCTTGGACTGACAGCGGGTCGCGCAATGCCTACTCCAACGTAGACATCTACGGGATGGCAGATGCGGCGTCTGCAGGCGGCACGGGTGCTCGTTCTATGCTGCTTTCGGGCGGCGGTGAGCGTACCTTCATCAACTGCACCTTTGGTGGCGATACGGTCCAGCGCACCGCGGCAAACTTCACGCTCGAGCTTTCTGGCGGTACAACGCGCAATATCTTCAAGGATTGTGTGTTCCCGTCATGGGCGAGCGCGGGTGGCGCAAGTGGCGCAGTGATTTATGCTGCTGCTGCAAGTGCGATTGACCGCTTTCAACTGTTTGACGGCTGCTCCTTTATTAACGCTGTCCAATCCAAGGGTACAGCAATAACAGATCTGATCTCGTTGCCTGCTTCGGCTGGCGGCATGGTCGTTCTGAAAGGGTGCGTCACCGCAGGGTTTACCGGCCTGGGTACTGCTAACGCTGTCGGCCAGACATACATTGATATGCCTGCTCCGAGCAACAGCGCTGGTGGCCT